GAAATCAATGCTCTGGCACAAAGCTTTAACAATCTTGCAAAAGAAATGGGTGCTACCACGATTGAAATAGCACAAGGTTCGGTAGAGTGGCTGCGTCAAGGTAAGACGGTTGCCGAAACTCAAGAATTACTAAAAGCATCAACTATGATGGGTAAGCTGGGTAATATGACCCTTGCTGATTCTACAGAAGCTTTAACTTCTGTATTAAACTCATTTAAGTTGGAAGCAAAAGATGCTGTTGGAATTGTTGATAGACTGGTAGCGGTGGATAACGTTGCAGCTACCAGCACAAACGAACTTGCAGTAGCATTAAGATATGTTGCAGCAGTTGCTGGTGAAAGTGGAGTTTCAATTGAACAATTAGTTTCTTACATTGCAGTAATGAGCCAGACGACTAGGCTCAATGCTGAACAAATCGGTCAAGCAATGAAAACTATGCTTACCCGTATGCAAGACATTCAAAAAGGTGGTCTTGATGAAGAGGGTTTGGGAATTAACAATGTAGAAATAGCTTTAAAAAGAGTAGGTATAACATTAAGAGATAGTGCAACCAGCTTTAAAGATTTCGGTGGAATTCTTGAAGAACTTGCTGGAAAGTGGAGTGGATTAAACGAGATAGAACAAGCGAATATCTCTAAATCCATCGCTGGAGTTCGCCAAGCTAACCTATTCCGTATCTTAATGACTCACATGAATGAAGCCATAGAATTACAAGAAGTACAGTTTAATTCCGCAGGTCTCGCAGTAGATAGATATGGATTTTATCTAGATAGTGTTGAAGGCTCTGCAAATACGTTAAAAGCTTCTATGCAGGGTTTGTTTATGACTTTTGGGGAAACTGACGAAGCTCTTATAAAACTTAATAAACTTGGTTCTGCAATACTCGACTTTATAACCAAAGCGGGCGGTTTAAAAACAATACTCGCAGGTGTGATGGTTGCTTTAATAGGCTTTCAAATAGAAGGTTTAGCTGCTTCAATCTCCTATATGATAAACTGGGCTGTAAAAATGGGCATAATGTCGTATGCAAATGGAGTTTTTACGGTTTCTCTCGGAACGGCTACCACAGCAATACTTACCTTTTTAGCTACAAATCCCGTAGGATGGGCTCTTTTAGCGGTTGGTGCAATCGGCACATTATCGTTTGCATTTGATACCTTAGAAGAAAAAGTCCAAAAAGCCACAGATACAATCCGAGGGGCACAAGAAGCAATTGCGGGGGCATCAAGAAAAGCAAAAGACATAAAAGATTTAGCGAATGAATTTAATGAATTAAAAGATAAACAATCTTTAACGGCAGATGAAACAAAAAGGTTAACGGAGGTTCAGAACGAGCTTAAAGCCATACTTCCGGATTTAGCGGTTAAGTTTGATGTATATGGAAATGCTATATTTGATGCCAAAGTAGATGTAGATGCTCTAACTAAATCGACCCTAGATTTAATAGAAGCGAAAAGAAAGTTAATAGTTGAAACAACGAAAGAGTCAGCGGGAGCTCTTAACAAGTTATATGCGAGAACTAAAGACACTTATGATAATTGGAACGGAGTAGATTACAGCGATTTAGAAATGGCTAAAAGAAACGCTGCCTTCCAAGAAAAAAAAGCAGAAGCAGAATCTACTTTCACCATAATGGGAGAGAAGGATAGAGACGACTATATAAACGCCTTAACCGGAGACTTGAAAACCGCATTTATAGCGTTTCGTTTAGAACTCGATAAAGCGGCAAACACTCAGAACGGAAGAAGACCGAGCACACAAGAAAGCCCTCTCCCAAAACTAAATGTCAAAACCTTTATTGTTGAAGCAAAAGAATTTCAAGAAGCCGCTCAAAAAATAGTAGACATTAAAAAGAAACTTGCAGAAGGTGACTTGAGCGCTCTAAGCGGTGAAGAGATTGACTTCTTAAATGAGCAGAACATGCTTTTAGACGACGGTGCTGGTGGCTGGCTGTTAAACGAAGATGCTATCGGTAGATATAAAAACCAATTATTAGAAGCTATAGAATCAACAAATACTATGACCGATGCCGATAGAGATGCGTTAATTGTTATCTTTGATAAAGTATCTGCTATAGAAGAAGAAACTGTTTCGCTTAGTAATTTAACGGAGATGATGAATCTAATTGCATCTGCCGAGCAAGAGCAGATTGACAACGGATATATAAGCGCACAAACAGCATACAATCTCATTAGTGCCAATGCAAGTTTACTTCCTTATTTGGAACAAATAGGAAATGCGTTTTATTTCGATGCAGAGGGCGCAAAAGAAGCAGCTCGCACGGCATTGATAGACGCTCTTACTCTTTATGAGTTAAAAGATGCAGCTATTGCGGCTAGTGAAGGAAACATGATTCTAGCGATGAATCTAATCAATGCTGCTGGAGCAGCAGGATTAGCAGCAGATAAAATGAGAGAGCTTCTTGGTTTACTGAGCGCATATTCGTCAATGGCTTTCAGCATCCCGACCATACCTACAGGTGGGGGTGGAAGTAGCGGTGGTGGAAACAAGAATCAAAAAGAGATTGACGAGCTTAATGAGAAAAAGAAAGCTCTTAAAAAAGTTTTGGAAGAATTCAAAAAATATATAAAATTACAAAAAGAATCCCTAAAACTTCAAAAAGAAGAGGCTGATTTCCTCAAAGACCTTGGAAGAAAGAATAAAGATTTAGCAGAGCTTAAGCGAGAACTTGCTATCATTTCTATGGATACCAGCGAAGAAGGTATGGCTAGAAGGATAGAACTCGAAAATCAAATTGCCGAACTTGAATACGAGATAACCGCAGACCTAGAAGATAGAAAATATGACCTTCAAATGCAGGCGTTGGATAAAATGCAGGAATTGTTTGAAGATTCTATCAACAAGCAAATCGAGGCAATTGATGAACTCATTGATGCTCTGACAAAAGCGGGAACTGCTGGAGGAACTGCTGGTACAAATATGGCTGGTGGTTTTGCTCAAGCTAAATATACCCTTCAAGAGATAGTCATTTGGCTTACACAAATAATGGGATGGAGCTTTGAAGAGGCAAGCGCTGGCTGGGTAGCATCTTTTGTAAAAGTTGGAATAGCTTCTGGTAAAACTTTAAAACAAATGTTACAAGACTTGGCAAATGCTAAAAAAGAAGCAGATGAGCTTGCAGAAGCTATGGAAAAAGTGGCTAGGGGATATCGAGGGGGAGAAGACGGAGGATGTTTTATATCTGGAACAATGGTATCTATGGCAGACGGAAGTACAATTCCTATAGAAAAAGTTAAAGTTGGGGATGCAATTAAATCTTACGACTTTTCCATTGGAAAACTGATAGATGTATCCGTAACCGAAACTCTAATCCACGCCAAAGAGACTGTAGAAGGATATGTAGTTATTAACGGTTTCCTCGGGGCAACTCCAGAGCATCCTATGTATGTCGATGGTTGGTGGAAACCCGCCGGAGACCTTGTTGTTGGAGAATGTCTAACGAGTATTACTAACGAAAGAATAGATGTAATATCTCTGGAATGGACTCCTAACCCTGTCGAGGTATATAACCTCCATGTAAATCATGACTCCCACAACTATTTTGTAAATGGAATTCTGGTTCACAATGCAATAAAAATGCATACCGGAGGTATGGTGGTAGAGGAGCATCACAGCGGAGGAGACTTTGCCGGAGGTCTTAAGAGCAATGAGGTTTTTGCAAAACTCTTAAAAGGCGAGTTTGTCTCTACAGAAGGTCAGATGGATAAGTTCATGAGGCATACGTTACCTGTTATGATGGCGGGACAACAAAAAGGCGTTTCAGTTAAGCAAAGAGGTGATGGAGAAGTAAACATAAAAATTCCGATACAGGTTATGGGAAATCTTGACAAAGACGCTTTGCCAGCATTTGAAAAAATGATGGAGAAGACATTTAAGAAAATGAGTTCCGCACTAACGGCTCAGGGTTATAAAAGAACAACAGATAATTATAACTCATAAAATAAGCATTTTATGTGGGGGAGTAGCAATACTCCCCTCATAAGAAAGGAGTAAAGAATGGCTTTTATCGCAAAAAATTTTATTTACAACAACATACCCTCGCAATTCTACGGTTTAACATTGGCAGAAATAGACGCAAGTGGGTATAGTTCAAGTTCTGCCAGCAACCAGATTTCCATTCTTCAACAAAAGATTTTTAGAAAACCCGTTCCTTACTTTTACGGGGTGGAACAGAACGAAGTTTTGGAATTTGAGGTTACAATCATGTCAGAAAAAGAAATATCATCAACCAAGTATTCAGAAATATCATCTTGGTTATTTGGCAAACAAAATTATGGAATATTAAGAATTATGCAGAACGACATGAAGGGTATGTACTATAAGTGCTTTTTTACAGAGCCAGAAACCATCAGGGTTGGAAACATAATACAGGGATTTACCGCAACAATTGTTTGTGATAGTCCTTGGGCTTGGAAAGAACCTAGAACAGAGACCTACGAAGCCTCTGCTTCTGCAATAATGACAATTTATAATACTTCCGCAAATGATTTTTATACATACCCAACGTCTGTTGTTATACAAACAGGAAGCGCTGGAGGGGATATTTCTTTAATAAACCTCGATGATAATCGAAGAACCTTGTCTATTACGGGTACTCGGAGATGGGAATTTATTACGATGAATTCTGAATTACAGTTGATTGCTGGTAACGAGGGGAGAGCAGAATCAATTATAAATAGTTTTAATTTAAAATGGCTCAGGCTAGTAAAAGGAAATAATACAATTAGAATGACAGGAGACGTTAAGCGGGTAACAGTTACATACCCTGTTGCGTTTAAATCTGGAGGATAACAAATGGATTCAACTTTCAACATTTTCAACCAAAAAGAATACCCTACAATGGTGCTTTGTAGCCCCAATAAAAAGATACTGTACTCTTTGGGGCTGGCGTATGATGTTACAAATACCCTTCGATTTAACGCAATTTCAGATTTGGAATTTAGTTATCCCCAAAGTCATGATGGAGGAGACACGATTGACTCAGCATATCCATACCTAATAGGTAAAATGATTGTGCTTGTTGAAGGCGTTGGCTACTATATCATTAGTGATGTGGAAGAAAATTTAGATGGCAGTATTCCTGTAAAAGAAATAACTGCACAGTCTTTAGAATCAGAATTGTTTTCCAGAAGAATAACTGGATTTCCTCCAAACTTCACTCGCACTCTACAGGAAACATTGGATTACGTTTTAGAAAATAGTCCCGGTTGGACTACAGGTTCTATTCCAGAATCTTTGAGAAGAGAAATGAGGGAAGTTGTTGAAGGAGAAACCGTAACACTAAAACCTTTTCCTATCAAGCGTACTTTTGAGACTAAAAATACAACCCTGTATAAATTCATTATTGAAGATATAGAAAAAGCGTTTGGTTGTGTGTTTACCTTTGATTCCTTTACAAGAAAAATAAACGCCATTCCAAGCGTTATGCCAGAAATACCTACTAACATTGTATTATCTTTTGATAATCTGATAGAAGAAATGGATTTTGAGGAAATAACAGACGAAATTTGCACTGCCATGTATTGTTATGGCGCTAATAATATTGATATTCGTGATGTTAATCCGTATGGCGGTAATGTCATATACGACTTTGGTTATTTTAAAAAAGAACAGTGGATGACAAGCGGACTTATTAGCGCCTTGACTGGTTGGGAAAACTTAGTCAAAAAAGTAGCGCTTACCCATAGGAGATATTTAGCTTCCAGACAGCGCATTATCGGAGAACTTGTGGTTCAGGAATCTGAATTAGATGTTCTCAACGGAGAACTTGCGGCTACAAATACGGCAATGGAAGCTCTTAAGAGAGCAGAGGATAATTGGACAGATGCAGAAGAAGCAGAATATAACCGATTAGTTGCTTTAAATGCAAAACAAGTTGAAAAAATAAGAAGTTTGAAGATAACTATAGAAGAAAAAAGAATAGCAAAAAATAATGCGAATCTTATAATTTTAGAAATTGTACACGCACTATACTTTACCAGAAAACTTTCTTATATTTCAATAAGGGAAGATTTGGAAAGTATAGCGGCAACCATTGGTAGCATCATGGGAAGTTGGTATGATAGTTACGGGAAAAAGTTTAGTCTTAATGTTACGGGAATGTCATATGCTAGTAAGGTGGTTACCTTAACCGTAGAAAATGATTTCAAGGTAGGAGACACCATTATTGTCGGAGGGGTTAATCAAGGATTTACCGCAACTCGCATTGATGGGACACGAACATGTCAAGCGGGTACAGATGCAACGAAAGTTGTATTTACGGTTACTGTTCAACCAACTGGAACAACCCCACAAACAAAAGTTGCGGGAACGGTTATTAAGGTCAGTACCAAAGAAGACTTGGATTCTATATCAGCCCAAGTGCTTTTAGCAAACAACAATATAAAAACTCTATTGAGTTATATTACAAACTTGGTTGCCAATTGGATTCCCAATAGACCATCATCTACCATCAGAAAAGAAATAAAAACAATGTTAGATGGAGAACATACGGCACTGGTTAATTTGCAAAGTTTGTTTACTAAAATTATTCCTGATGCAACAAACCCTATGCGTGTTTTAGAAGATGCTCTAGTAAGATTAATTGGATATAAGGATGTAATCAATGAGGCACAATTTTCGCCAGTAGTTACTTTTCCTGAACCAAGAATGATTTTAGACAGTTATCCTTCTTATTTAACGGATGCTCAATATAACGAGTTATCCATATATATATTCGAGAACACCTATACAAATAAAAACATAACGACACACGATAATCCAGACGCAAAAGAAAAACTTGAAAAAGCCAACGAGCTTTATAAACAAAGCAAAGAAGTATTGGCAAGAACTTCTCAACCAAGATATGAATTTTCTGGAAAGTTTGTAAACTTTACGGCGTTGAATGGTTTTTCGTCATTTACAAATGAGCTTCAACTTGGAAGTATCGTTACGGTTATGAAGAATGATGAGACTTATATTCGTCTTGCATTATTGGAAATAGAGATTTCTTATGACAATCCAGAAGACATTGACTTGGTTTTTTCAAATAATTTCAGATTAAATAAACCCGCATATGTTTGGGGGAGCATAATGAGTCAGGCTGTCGAGTTGGGCGCTACAGCAAAACCCGTAGGAGCATCACAAGGTAGTTTGGCGGGATGGAATATTACAGCGGATGCAATACAAGGAGGGTTAGATTTAAACTCTCCAACAGCAGAACTCAACAGCAAAGGATATATATCTTTTGGAAATTCAGCCCCAACAACTTATGGGGATTACGAAGGAGCATGGTTGGGATTCATCAACAACGCTCCAAAGTTCTCATTATACTCAAATGGGAGCAACTATCTACAGTGGGATGGAAGCCGATTGTTAATACAGGCAGCAAACTTCACCCTTGATTTTGATGGAAATATTACAGCAACAAGCGCTACTCTTAGCGGTTTTATCAGGGCTGAAAGTGGTTATATCGGCGGAGATGATGGTTGGGTTATAACTTCTGGTAAATTATACGGTGGAAGCGGAAGCGCTTTCTCTGGAATGATTCAGGGAATTGGTGCAACGAAATCATTTTTTGCGGGTGCTACGGATAGCGATGGAACTGATGCTGTGTTTTATGTGACAGCCGAAGGCAATTTGGTCGCTACAAGCGCCACCGTCAGCGGTTCAATTACTGCTACATCAGGCACGATTGGTGGTTTTACAATTGGTGCTACAGAATTATATGCAGGAACTGGTGCAACTCGTGTGGAAATGCAATCCAACGGGGGTTTTTGGGCAGG